CCTGTTGTTCCGCCGCTTCCATCTGCATCCACAAGTCAGCCGTCTGGAGTTCCGCTTGTTGCTTGCGAATCTCATTCGATCCTTCAGCATTCAGGAACACCGAAGCGTAAGCCGTCTTGTAGGCCGCTCGTGCTTGGACAGCGTCTGCGTCAAGCCGGGTCAAATCTTCCGTTCCCCGGTCAATCAGTTTGCCTATGTTGCTGAGGGTGTTGATGACCTGTTGCGGCGTCAGATTACTGTTGACGCCCAAAGATCTTAACCCCACGCTCGTAAGCCCTGTGGATCGCCTGCCCGTAGGGATCCTGTTGGTCATGACTGTCGTAGCGCTTGTGCGGATCGACTTCGGGTGAACCCATCTCCCCATACTCTTCCGCTAGATCCTGCGCGTATTCCAGCACTTCACCTTTGTTCGGCTTAACTCGCATTGAGCTCTCGCTTTCGCTCGTTCACCAATGTCATGACGCGGGCAGAAAACCCGCGCTTAACGGCCGCTTGCCTTTCGCGTAGTCAGCGTTTGCGAGTGCCCTGCCGATTGCGCTTGTTTCCGCGTTCTCAAGTGCAGCGGTTCGGTTGGCACCTTGGCCGCCTTCGATTTCAAACGCTAGGCCGGTTGCTTTGGGACAACGCATGTGCTGGTCTTCGTGATCGCAGAACACTTCCGCCCGCACGACAAAATAACCTTTCGCCCGATCCTCTTCACTCGTCATCTCGTAGGTAGAGATTCGCCCGTCTGGGTGATCTTCGTAGAATCGGCGGATCCGATCCTCAACCAGCTCGTATTCGTCTAGGTTGAACTGTGGCATTACTGTTCCTTTCTTTTTGTGACAACCGTCAGCGAGTGCAAACGGTTCAGCGGGTCAATCTTGTTGGCAATGATTTCGTATTGAATTGCGCCGTTGACCCGGCGGCGTAATTCTCTCTTGGCAGCCCGCAAGCCGTTATGTTTAATGGTTTCGGCCGGGCCGGTGTTGCCCAAACCGGGAAACGCGAAATCAACCCGCGCACACCATCCCCCGTCCTTCAGCCCCCACGAGCTAATCTGATACGCTTTCACGGCTCTTGACCTCTCTTGGGCGTTCCTCTCTCCACAACCGGATTACTTCTTTCTTCGTGTAGTAGAGGTACTTGTGATCGAAGTTGTGACGACCGTCACAGTCAAGCTGGTAGAAGCCGTTCCGCAGCAGTTTGATGTCTCGCTCAGTTGGCCGGTTCATCTTCGCCCTCAATCTGAATCTCATCAATTAGAATGTCGCTGTCGTAAGGGCTTGCGCCAATCGACCAATACACGCTGTGTCTGGCGTGAGATTCGTTACCGGAATACACGCGGCCGCGCAGCGTAAACTCTCGATACCGCATGTCACTCATCAGCGTCCAGCAATCTCCGAATGAAGCGTTCAACATCAAGCGGCCGATCCGACCACTCCACCAGCGCCTCACCCAGCTTCGACACTTCCACATACCCCATCTGCGGGATCTTCCCCTGCGTCAGCGTGTACCCAAACTCATCTTCGCTGAACCCAATCAGATCCATAAACAAAGAAGCCGGCGTAGGTGATTCGCAGTTCGTTGACCAATCAAACAGCATTGCCGTCCGATCGACACGATCGCCGCTCACAGCCTCATCAATAACATCTCGAGCGTGTTCCATTACAGATCCCCTTCCAGTATTTGAATCTCTCCAACCCCGATATCGTGCGGCTGGATCGTCGAATTGTCACCCAATCTCTCAAGCATTTGAGATCGACTACGAGCGGCAATCTCTTGTTCCGGCGTGTCTGCCGGCGCATCAACTGTGACAATCACACCGGCAAAACTCAACCACTTAGCCATCCGCTTTCCCTTTCTCTTTTCTCAACTTATCTGCGACCACCGACAGCTTGCGTTGCATGTCGCCGTTGGCGTAGATCACCGTGTATTCCGGTTCCATCCAACCCGGCACAAACACGCCTTGGCTTTCAACCCGCAGCATCCAAACCAACAGACAGTATTCCGCGTCAGTCACCTTCAACTGCCATTGAATCTGTCGTTGATATCGGAGCGGGATCCGCTTCTCATCCCACGGCTTCCCGGTGGTTTTGATTTCCGCAATCGCCCGGTGATTCAGCGACAACCCATCCGGTGTCGCCAGGTGCCACGGTGTCTGTCGATCCGCAATCAACCATTCGTTCGGCAAGATTCCAAACCGCTCTTTCACCCACAGGCTCAGCGGCCCTTCCATCTCCCGCCCGAACGCCATGAAGGCATTGTCGTAACTGCTTGGTTCAGATCGCATCTCAGCCACGACCTTTTCGTAGCCTTGCTTCGTCGAAGCGTCAGCAACCTGCGTCGCCGTCACCCCATAACGCCGCGCGTTAAGCCAACCGTCGAAATCGATTGCCTTGTTGGCGCGGAACCGATGAACGGCAATCATGCAGCAACCTTGATGGCGTGCCAGACAATCGCGTGGCGGCCCGCTTCGGTTCTGACTCGATAGCCGCTGTCTTCAACCAATCCCCGCTCAACCAGTTCGGCGCGGCGTGTCCTGATACCGGATTCGCTAGCGCGTGGAGCGCGGTTGGAAGCGGCCTCTTGCCGATATCTTTCTACAAGCTGCTGATCGGTTGACGGTATCCCCAACAGATTCAGAATTGCTGTTTGAGTTGCGGTCACTTGTCTGACGGATTCAGCCGCCAGGTCACTCGTCACCGGATCCGTATTGCGTGCTCTAGGCATTTGATTTTCCCCTTTCCGCCTCAAGCGTCTTCTTCTTCTTGGTCAGCCGGCCAGCTCGTCGCCATTGTCAAAGCCCCAGCCAAATCACGCGCTTCCTCAGCCAGCAACACCATTCGTCCCCCATCGTTGATTCGGAACTCGGCATTTACCGGCTTGATGTAAATCACGCCGTGCTTGATGTCCATGTCATACATCCTCAGTCACCCCCTTCAACACGATCGTCGAACCCCAAACCGCTAACAGCAACCCGATTAGGCTTGCCCCATTCCAGACTTGCAAAACCATTGTTGGAATGACTCCAATCAAAAAGCCGATACCAACAATTAGCCATCCGCTTACGGTAGTCACCAAGCACCTCCAATTAGCAACAGCACCAGCGTAAACAAGATCCCGGCCGATAGGCCGAAGGCGGCCGATTGAATTACAATCGCGTTATGTTCAGCTTTCCGCAGACGCTCAAGATTGCGTAAGTGTCGCCGGGTTAGCGACTTCTGCAACGCAACATGAGATTGGGCCGGCTTCGGTTCCGGCACTCGATCTCCAAGCTCCACCTGATTCGCAATCAGAATGTTCTTGAAAGCACCCATCTGAAAATCCCCTTTCTTTAGGTGTTGACTCGAGACTAGCCCATCTCGCAAAAAAAAGTCTATTATTTTTTTTTGGCGCGTCGTCGATTAAGTTAGACTAATTCACTCGCATAGTCTAGTCTCGATTACGACAGGAAGGGAAGCATGACTCAAATCAAGTTCGAAGAACCGCAACCAAACCCCCGCAAGCGACACGATTGGGAATCAATCGCCGCGCAACTCAAGGCACGCCCAAACGAGTGGGCTGTGATTGCGGAAGATTGTTACAGCGGCGTAGCCGGCAACATCAAAAGCGGCAAATACAAGGCGTTCCGGCCGGTGGGTCGTTGGGAGACAACCAGCCGTGGTGTTGATGTGGAAACCGGGAAGGCAGAAAAAATCTACGCCCGATATGTCGTCTGACTCGAGACAAGAAGAACGGCCGTTGGATTATCCGGCGGCCGTTTCTCTTACTGACAGGATTCGCATTGCAGCAAATCCATAGGATCTACCGGCACTTCGTATTCAGGATCCATCTTCGTCTTCCTGAACCTCAACCGCAATCTTGAACACGCTGTCCGGCGTCACATTTGTCAAAGCCATACCACCCGCTCCAACACCCAACACCGCCGCAAGGACATTCAGAATCAGCTGCGCCATTTCGCCGGTAACTAATCCGACAGCAATCAAAAGCGGAACCGCCGCAACCGCAATCTTGTAAAGC